CCCCGCAGTACCGCCGTTGGAAGTACCGCCCCCCCCGCCAGTTGCTGTAATTGTTGTGATAGTTTGCGTACCTGATGCGACGCTAGATGTTCCGCCAGTGCTGGCCGTTGTAGAACTTGCGCCAGACCCACCCGCTCCAACAGTTACTGTAAGTGTTGCTCCAGAAGTAAGACCAGACAAATAACTTACAGCAACACCGCCAGCGCCCCCTGTTGTTCCAGAGCCTATAAGGTTTGATCCGCAAACAACGGAGCCTTGTCCGCCGCCTCCTCCTCCTCCTGCGCCCACCACAGTCACTTTCAGCGCTGTCACGCCTGTCGGGATGGTAAATGTTTGGCCTGAGCCAGTTGTGGTGAACGCTTGGCCAAGGACGCCGGGTAAGCCTGTCGAGATGGTTGACCAAGTATTGTCGCCACGCAAGTAGGTGGATGAGCTTGGAGTGCCTGTTGCTGAGAGTTGGGTAGTGCCTACGGTCTGTTGACCGGGGGAGATCACCTGAGTCACCGGGCTGGTGTAATAAACGTAAATATTGCTTGTGCCAGTGGGCGGCGCAGACGTGAACGTGATTGTGTTGCCACTCACTGTGTATGCCACGCCCGGTGTTTGCGGCACGTTGCTGATGGTCACTTGGACTTGCGCAACAGACGCGACTTGGCGCGACAAAGTGAACGCAGTCGAGGAACCGTTGCCGCTGAAATAATCAATGGCCGGGGTGAACGACTGTGTTGTTGGTGTATTGCCAATATAGCTCATGTGCTATCCTTAGCTGATTTGCAAGCAAGACAAGATGACGTCAGCGGAAGACGCTGTGCCAGACACCACGGTGAATGCGTCACCGGTGTTCAAAACGATTTTGCCATCGGCGCCGAACAAGGCCAGCGAGCCACCAACGGGCACAGTTGCATTGTTCACAACATAGTAGTTGGTCGCTGACGCGGTGATGTACGCGCTCACTGTGATGGGTGATGATGTGGTGTTGGCCACTGTCATGCCAATCACGGTTGTTTGGGTTGCCGATGCGGCTGTGACCAAGACCACGGGGGACGTGCCCACGTTCTTGGCCGTGTATCGTGTGAATGTATTTGTTGCCATTTTGTTTCCTTACCCTAATGCGATGGACATTGCGACTGCCGTGCCGGCAGGGTCTACTTGCAAATTTGATTGGGCGCCAGCCACCGTGGTGGCGCCAGTGCCGCCCGCTGAAACGGGACGAATTTTGTATCCAATCGTTTGGACTGTCGATGTGTTGTCTTTGTAGAACAACAAACCATCAGTGATGTTGATTGCCAACTCGCCGTTGAGCAAGTTGGCAGCCGAAGGCACGTTGGTTGTTGTAGAGCTGTAGTACAGTTGGAGCGGTGTATATCCGGTTGCGGCCATCTTTATGGTCCTTTATTTAGTGTAATACGAAATGTTAGGTTGGATGTAAAAAGGCGAACGGTCTCTATCCTCTTCCTCAGCCTGCAACGTCAGCTCTTTGGCTTCCATGGTAAGGCGCCCAATGCGGTTCTCGTCAATTCCGGGCAGCAGTTTGGCCACGGCAGCTGAGAGTTGTTTTTGCATGCAAGGCATCCATCGGTCTGGCACCGCCAGCTCATTGGTCAATTTGCCCACGTCTTGGGGCTGCAATTCCAAGAGCACTTGGAACGCTTGAAAGGCATCTTGTGGCACAGGCCACAAGTTCATGATTGGGGTGACTTGGCGATCAAACCAGAATTGCAACGAGCGGTTGCTCTCGAAATCTTTGTTTGGCAAGTTAAAATAGCTGTCGCGGTTGAGTCGCGCCAAGGGGATGTCTTGTTGTACCGAGCCCAGTGACAAAGCATTGACCACCACATTTGATGCCGAAGCGTTGCGAAAGCGCCAATACGACGCCGTGGGCGATCCGTCGATCTGCAAGTAGCCCCAGTTGTTGACCACACCATTGCTGACTTGGCCAAGATTGGTCCAAGTTATGTTGTCGTAACTGTAATCTACTTCCAGTGTGATTTTCTCTGTGGAGTAAAAGCCCGCGCTCAAGAAAGCGTAAGCAGTCTCATAGTATGCCATCGCGTTGCCACCCGCTGGAATGGTATAGGGCACCGCGATGCTGGTGGTGTTGAACGCCCCAAAGAGAGTATCCAGCGTGGTGCTTGGGCGAGTCACAAGACGGTAGTTTGCCACGCGCACATCCACGGTGCCGCGCGGCATGGTGTATTGGCGAGTTTGTCCTTCGCCGCCAAACATCACGTAGTCCAACAACCAGAGGTTGACACCACGGTTGGACAGGTTGATCAAGATGTACCACAACGCACGACGGGCAGCATTCACATACTCCGGTGTCATTTCCTCAGCCAGCTTGCCCGATTCCAAGTAGGCATGGGCAATCATCTCATCAACCGTGATGGTTGTTTGAGCTGTCGTGTTTGAGGTGTTGTTGTAGTTGCTTGCCATTATTTTTTCTTGCGTTCAGGCAGTTTGCTTTTGGCCTTGCCAGATGCTACGAACTCTTTGCCAACCTTTTGGGGGATGCCCACCTTCTTGGCGAATTCGGGGTTGTTTTTGACGCCCTGCATCAGGCGCTCTTGTGCTTTCGATTTCAAAGGCATACTAGCACTTCCCGCCTTTTTTGAACTTGTCGGGGCCTTGCGCTGAAGGCTTGCCGGAGGCTTTCTTGGTTGGCTCAGTTGCCTTGATCAGGCCACCTTCTTTGTACTTGCCAGTCATGCCGCCGCCGCAGAACTCGCGCACGGTGCCTTTTTCTTTCTTCACGCGGCCACCCTTTTTGAGCTTGCTCAAGTCGGTTTTCTCGCCTTCGTGCTCTTGTTCGTCGTGCATTTTGAATGCTTTTTTGACGAGTTTTTTGTCTTGTGTCATGTCATCGCCGACTTCAAGGTCTTTCTTGCTGTGGTCGATGCGGGGGGTGTAATTAAGTTTTGCCATGTAACTCTCCTATAGATAATTACCCATCAGAGGGGTGTTTTTCGCCCAATCAGGCCATGATCAGGGCTTCGGCCCGGACTTCGCTGACTCGCCGTGTCCAGCCTTTGCCAAAGGTTTCAAACGTGGGCAAAGTCTCCAAAAAGCCTTGCCGCAGGTCGCAGTAGAGGTTGATCAATGGCCGCACCTGTTTGCCTTCAAGCGAAATCAAATCGTCAGGGTTGATCGTGCCATCTTGAGGTTGCTCCATGATATGGAGCAAAAAGCGCGTGGCGCGCTCCACGCCGCTGTTGACCGCGCAGTCAAATACACAGTGATCCAACCCCGCAGGCAGGTCGTCACCTTTGATTGCTGACCAATATTCTTTGTGGTAAAGAGGTGCCACTTGCTGGGTAGTCAGTTCGCGCATGTCTTGCTCGGTGACAGGGTGGCCAGCCCATGCTTCCCAGACGCGCTTGGTCACACCATGGTTGGTGATGCCGCCGGGGTCTTTGGAATTATTTGAGAAGCCGCCTTCTCGCGTGTCTTGCAGCAATTTTTTCAAACATAGATCAAAATTCTGTTTCATTTTGTCCTCAGCGTATTGTATGCGTCGATGCACATGTTCAATTCCCGGATTGCTGTGTCGCCGTCTTGGGCGATGGTGACAAGAGCGTCTGCAACCGTTGGGTCAAGTTGGGCTCTTTCTTCTGTAGGCTCAGAGGTGGCACTTGTTGTGGCGGTGACGATAGGGACGTACAAGCGCTGAGTACCAGCGCGCAAAGCAGCGCGCAGCTGATCATCTTTAAGTTTTGCATCTTCATTGGCTTTCTCCAAAGCTGTTTGTAGGGAACCGATTTGCTCGACGTGGGCAACGTACTGCGTGTGCGCCGCTTTATCTGCCTTGGCCATTTTGGCTTCCCACTCCAGCTCGGAGTAGTGCATGCCACCAAAGAAAGAGGCAACAAGGGCTGCAATCACGGCAAAGATTTTGATTTCACTTAGCATGTGGTTCGGTGTTTTCTTTGAGTTTGATCATGGCGCCGATACCGGCTGCCAAGGAGCCAACACCAACACCAAACGACTGCATGTCGAATGGCACATGATGCACAATCACAGACCACCCTTGCAAAAACACTCCGGCGGCGCCGGACATAGCTGCGAACCAACGCCCAATGTCTTGGGTTTCGTTGTCCGCGCCAGTGAATAAGTCGTTTAGAATCTTAATCATTTTTGTGTTTTTGAAAATCGTCTTTGGAAACTTTGTCGTCCAGCTTATCAAAGATTTTACTCAGCATCTCTTTGATTTCTTTCATACTGTCTTTAAAGTCATCTTTGCGCACGAAATTGTCATGAAGGTTGTGTGTAATGTCTTTCATGTCCGTCTTAAGGTCGCGCACTGCGTCCCACATCGCTTTGATGATTGCACCAAACAACACACAGATGACACCAAACAAAGCGTCAAAAATTTGCTGTGAATCCATTAGAAAGTTCCCCCTGAAATGCCCGATGTGAATGTGCCCGTCGATCCTGTCAACGTGCCGCCGCCTAAGTTTAACCCTGCTGTGCCCCATGTGATCGCTCCTGTAGGCCCTGATCCGGGAACATACGCATACCCTGCCCAACCGCCTGTCGCTGCGCTGTTTGATGTCGAGTAAATATACCCTGCCATGCCGGGGGTGACGGATGCTAAAGTGTTGCCGGCGCTGTCAGTCACGGTGACGTTTTGTGTCGAATCGTTATCGATCACATACGCGGTGCCTGTCCCAACTGTATTTTCCGCTGGCAGTTTGATAGTTTGGGTTTGAGTGCCTTGGATATTTTGATAATACGCCGAAGCAGAAGTTAGTGTAGTCACTGTGCCAGCGGATGTAATCGCTGAATACCCGGGAGCTTCGTTATTCCAAACAATATTTGCGTTTGTGTCGCGCAACACAACAGAGTTGGCCCCACTGGATGATGTAACACCTGTGCCGCCATAAGCAACACCAATTGTGCTGCCGTTCCATGTACCGACGGAAATGGCTCCCGTGTTGTTTAACTGGAAAACCAATGAGCCGCCGTTATAGGTGTACACATCCAACAACTCAGTGAACTGCCCACTCAAACCTTGAATTTTCAAAGGCACTGTAGTGGTCGAGTAAGCGGTGATGATTGGTGAATTGATCTGAGGTGCTTGACTCAATACAAGGTTGGCGCCCGCGCCGCTGCCTGTTGCTGAGGTGACACCTGAACCACCATTGGCGACAGACAATGTTCCTGCTAATACAATGGTCCCGCTTGATGCTGTGTTTGGTGTTAGCCCCGTGGTGCCGCCACTGAATGATAAAACGCCTGTGTTTGCAATCGTGATTGCTGACGAACCGTTGTAGCTTGTTCCAGACAAGCCTGTGCCAATGGTTAGCGTATTTAAGTTTGAGCCCAGCGACACGCCAGAAATGGTCGAGTTTGTCAGGCCCGAGTTCGGGATTGTTAACGCCGCCGTGACGTTGCCCGAACCATTGGCGTACATGAAGCCTGTCAGTCCAGTCACCGCCAAGTTGGTGGTCGTCAGGTTGGTGAACGATTCACTTGACGATCCGGGAACTTTTTGCCAGACGTTGTTCTCGAAGATGGCCCAGTCGCCCACGTTCCATCCCGACACACCGTTGAGTGTCGTGTTGCCAGCCACGTTGACAACGTAATAGTTGCCTGCTGTGCCGACGCTTGATGTCAAAGTTGGGGTGTTGGTGCTCGCATTCCAAACGCCTTGGTAGGATGGAGCATTGGTCGGCTGTGTGCTGACACTGGTGATTTGGCCTTGCGCATTGACCGTGATCACTGGCACCACGGATGCAGAACCGTATGTGCCAGCGGACACGCCGCTGTTCGCAATTGCAACCGTGGTTGGCGCGCTGCCATTGAAGCTGGTGCCCGACAGGCCAGTTCCAATTGTCAGCGCATTGGTTGTGTTGGCTGTGACAGTCGTTGAGCCGCCAAGGCTCACTGAGCTGCTGTTGATTGTGATCGAGCTATTTGCCAGTTGCGTGTTGGCAATGGTCCCCGACAATTTTGTAGTGGCCAACGATGTGATCCAAGCAGGATTGGCATACGAGCCTGTTGTATAGACTCCGTTGGTTACAGAGCCTGCATTGCCTGAGATTGCAATTGCCCATGTGCCTGTGGCATTGGTGCCTGACACCGATGGTGCGCCCACGTCGGCGTAACTTAACGTGGCCGCGCCAGTGTAGCCATTCACTGAATTTACAATGTTGGCCCACTGCGTGTTATAGTTGGTCGCATCGATCTTGACTAGCGCCTGCGCTGTCGTGCCTCCAGTGGGCACACCCGCGCCTGTCGCGCCAGTGGGGCCTTGGATGCCTTGAATCCCTTGGGGGATTGTGAAATTGAAAACGCCGGCTGACGATGTACCACTGTTGGTCACAGTGGCAGAAGAGCCCGCTGCACCGGTTGTTGTGGTGCCTACAGCGATTGTGGCCGCTGTGCCGGTGTTGCCTTGTGGTCCTTGTGGGCCTGTAGGGCCAGTAGGCCCTTGAATCCCTTGGGGGATTGTGAAATTGAAAACGCCGGCTGACGATGTACCACTGTTGGTCACAGTGGCAGAAGAGCCCGCTGCACCGGTTGTTGTGGT